CTTTTGCTGGAATAACATTGGCGTTAACTGGACCCAAATCTACAATACCATAGGTATATCCTTTTCCACCAGATGAAACAACAGCATTTGTTATTTTTCCACCAACAATATCCAATATAACTTTGGCACCACTTCCATCACCCAATATATCAACTTGTTGTCCTAAACCACTAGAATAATTTTCTCCCTGCCTTTCTATATAAACTTTTTTTATTTGATTTTCATTTATTGATGAATCTCCATTTTCTCGTATCGCTTGATTTTGAGAATCTGTCGAGTTATCCCAATTGCTTGGAACTGCAATATATTCAGTGGAATCAAACTTTACAATATCACTTGGAGAAACCGTAAACAAATATTTCCACAAGTATCCATCACCACTTTCACCAGCTTTAGATGGTTCTAGATCTGTAAAAGTTGGCTCATCCTGAGATGCATTACCAACGGTATTAATACCCGAAGAACCATTATCAATACAGATGTAAACTCTGTAATCAGCATTCATCACATAATAATTTGTGTCATATAATCTTGAGGATTGTGTTATTGGTGATGGATTCTCAATAGTATAATCATGTCTATAAATTTCATACCTACTTCCTTGAGTCCAATCAATTCTTCTTACTAATCGTCTAACATTTGATGGGGTAACTTTTTTACCAAAAATAACGTTATCCAATACATGATTATAGTCATTAATAGAATCAACTGGATTAGGAACATTTACATTCCAATCTCCTGTTCTTCCAAATCCTACTTGGGTTGGATTTGGAAGACCGACAAAGACATAATATGAATTATACGATTCTGAAACCGATTCAATAAAATTATTTGCGTTTAATATTCTTAATTGATCTGTGACAATAGATGCCATTTTATTAGTTTTTTTTCTATTTATGTGATTTTACAGTAAGATTTTTCTCAATCCACCCATATCTCTTAGTCCAAATCCTCTTCTTTGAATAAGAGGGAATGTTGTCAAACCAGGATTAACTGTAAATCCAGTAACTCCTATAGCAAGAGGTTCTGAAGATCTAGTAAATCCAGTTAATCTACCCCAACTAAATCTACCAACGTTAGTAGTAGCACTACCAACGGTATTAATACCAATAATGGAACTATTTGATTTTACATTTGTTAAAATCTCTGCATTTTGCCCAACAAAAGTTATACTATGAATATAGTAAATATTGTCTAAGAAAGAAGTTCCAATTCCAACTATTGAATTATTATCAAGATCTACCGAGGTAACTCCAGATCCAACATTTGTATTAAAAATATTAATTGGATATCCAACTAGTAATGGAGCAAAGCTTACATTAGCATTTAAGTAGAATTTAAGTGCTAATGGATGACCACCAACTCCAGTGCTAGTAGTTATACCAGTTATAATTCCAGAGAATCCAAATACATCATTAATACTGGTAATAATTTCATATGGAATTGTGGCAACGGGTGCGAGAACTTGAGGTAGTTTCGATGCATTGTATCCAAATCCAGGATTATCAACTACAACTGATGTAATAGATCCATTTACGATTGTTGCGGTTGCGGTTGCAGTTGTTCCAATACCAACTCCTATCTGTTTTGGAGCTGCTATAGAAATACCAATCGTTGATCCATTATACCCACTTCCTCCATTAACAACACTAACTGACTGAATTGTGCTACCAGCACTAACAGAAGCTGTTAGTCTTGCCGCAACAGGGTCTTCATTGATAGTAGTAATAAATGCATCTATTTCTCCAATAGAAATAGAGGATTCATCTTCTTCATATCTAAACAACTCTGGTTTATCAATAAACAACTCAGTATCTGTAGAAGAAACATTTTTAATAATTTGTGCTGTAGGATAAATTTGAGATTCTAAAATGTCTCTAGTCTTGTAAACAACTTCTCCAGAAATAAATTTGTCAACTTTTTGTTTTGTCCATGTTAGTGGTTTAAAATTAATGTCATCAATACCAATTTCATTATATAAGTTAGTTTCGATCTTATCTGCAGCACTTACTTCATATACAACTCTAGAATTTTGTGCAACTGTTGATCTATTGGTATTATTAGACTCTATCTTTACAGTATCACCCTTTTTAACGGTCTCATTTACATTAACAAAAACACTATCAATAGATCTACTTCCTCTATAGAAGAATATAGCAATATCTGATTCTGCACTTGGTGGAGAAGTAAAGCTAAATGATGTTCCTCCACTAAACTGATAAGATGTTTTCGGTGTTTGTGGAACTCCATTGATGAATATTAATAGCACACTGTCAAGATCAATTAATGCAGAATCTGGATCACCAGGATTTTTCTCAAAACTGAGTAATTGTCCATTGTATAGAAGTGGGAATCTTGTTCTATTTCCATCTTGCAGTGGTTTAATAGAATCAATGAAATCAAGTTCTCCAAATTGCCAAGCAGCAAAACTATCAGTAAATATATCAAGTACAGTTAATTCAAAAGGCGCTATGGGTTGAGAAAGTCCTTTTGCAGTGACAAGTCCAACAGCAGTAAATACGTCACCTCTTTGGAAAGCGTATCCAGGTCTAACAATCTTAAAGGACCTAACTTCTCCAGTTTCAGTTCCAATACCAATTGGTTTGATATAACCACCATTAATATAATTATGAGTTATAGTTGATGTTCCAACATTCACAGCAAATGTATTAATACCTACTACACTGTTGACAACATAGTCATATCCCCTAGTCCCATCAGGGAAAACACTTGTTGTAATTCCTACCTGAACATAACCACCATTAACGTAATAATGTGAAATAGTTGATGTGCCAACATTTGTAGTAAACTCAGTAGCAAATCCAACACTATTAATTGGGAAGTAATATCCTTGAGATCCATCTGGGAATATAGTAGTAGTGCCATATCCAGAAGAATCGCAAGAGAACTTAAGATCAAATAGTTTAATGGTGTTTCCTACCAATTGGAGATGATTCCAAGCAGTGCTGACTGTCATAATACCAGTTACATTATCGTAAGTAACTGAAGTGATTCCTATAGTTGCACCAGCACCTATTGGGCAATTAAAATTAAGATCATACATCTGTAGGTGATTACCAACATTTAAATTATGAACTGAATCAGTTGTAACTGTCATTATTCCTGTTACTTTATCATATAAAGCCGATGTAATTCCTATAGTACCGCCATATTCACCTTGTGATGCGTCAATGTCCAGTGTTAACAATAAACCAATGCCAGTTTCTGTGGTGCTTCCAATTCCAATTCTAGAAACTCCTTTTACATTTAAGTTTTCATAAGATGGTTCTGGAATAGAAATATAAGTATTAGTAAATGCATATCCAGATCCTCCACCAATTATGTTAAATCCAAGTGTTCCACCAATTCCAGTAAACGCTTTAATTGTTGCTCCATATCCAGTTAGAGAAGTTACATAAACTCCAACTTCACCACCTCTATATCCAGATCCAGCATTAAAAGTGTAATACTTACTAACTTCTCCACCACTTACATAGGTATGTGCAAATCCAACGGTGTATAGATCTGTCTCAAATGTATTATCATTAATAATTGTTCTAACCCTATAAGGACCTACTCTCTTTTTACCATAGGCATATCCATCACCAACATAATTGTGGGTTATAGTTGATGGTCCAACATTTACTACAATAGAATTTGCACTAGGAATACTTACAATCTTGTAGTTATTATCAGAATCTGGGAATATACTTGTTGTGATACCAACCTGAACATAACCACCATTAACGTAATAATGAGATATTGTTGATGTTCCAACGTTAGTAGTGAATTCTGTGGCAAATCCAACATTATTAACTGGGAAATAATAACCTTGTGTGCCGTCTGGGAATATAGTTGTAGTCCCATAACCAGAAGAGTCACAAGAGAATTTGAGATCAAATAATCTAATCGTATTCCCACTAGTTAATAGATGATTCCAAGCAGTGCTGACTGTCATAATACCAGTTACATTATCGTAAGTAACTGAAGTAATTCCTATAGTTGCACCAGCACCTATTGGGCAATCAAATTTTATATTTTGCAATTTGATCGTTTCATTTGATCTAAAATTATGATTATAATTAAAAGTTATCGTAGATACGCCAGTAGTTTTATAATAATCAAAATTACTAATAGTGAAAGGTGTTCCCCTTTCATCTGGGAATATGTTAGTTGTAATGCCGACCTCTACAGTTCCACCACTAATATAATTGTGAGTAATTGTGGACGTTCCAACATTTGTCTCAAAATTAGTTGAGTTAATAATTTTTTTTGTCGTAAAGATATATCCACGTGATCCATCTGGGAACAAGTTGGTTGTAATTCCAACCCTAACAAACCCACCCTCTTGATAATTATGAGTAATAGTTGATGTACCTACATTAGTTGTAAACTCGGTTGCAAATCCAACATTATTGACTGGGAAGAAATACCCCTGAGTGCCATCTGGGAATATAGTAGTTGTAACTCCCGAAGGTCCACTACATGAGAACTGAAGATCTCCTAATTGAACTGTGCCACCAATACCCAAACCATGTGCATAATTAGTTGTAACAGTAAGAATACCAGTTGTTTTACTGTAGTATGCTGTGACAATTCCTATTGTTCCACCAGCACCTATTGGACAATCAAATTTAAGATTTCTGAGTCTAAAGTTAACCCCTGATGCCAAATAATGTGGAGTTGCCGTTGTAACAGTCATTATTCCTGTTGTTTTATTGTATACAACTGTACTAATAGCAACATTTGGAGTTACTCCAGCATAACCATCTGGACATTCTAATTTTAGATTTCTTATAGAAATCTGATCCCCATATACAAAATCATGAGCATTTAATGTAGTGATAGTTGCAATACCAGTTACGTGAGAATAAGCAAAGTTTGTAAATGTATTATAAGATGCTGTAGTTGCGGAAGAAACAATTTTGGTAATAGCTCCATTAGGTCCCGTTACAATACCAACTGCTGCTCCGTCTGGGATTGCATATCCTAAACCATTTGTCGATCCTAGAGAAATAATAATACCACCTCTAGGCAATTGATTTTGATTTACATCTACTAAAGATTTAACAACAGATCCATCACTAGATGTAATACCAGTATAGGTAATATTCGTATTTGCACCAACTTCTTCCAATTCGTAATTATTTCCAGCATTGTTACCTGTGGTTGGAGTTTGGAATATTTGATTATTAAATAATATACTATTTCCAGCTTCAATTCCTATGGTTGGTTGTCCAGAAGAAGTTAATTTAAATGTTGCGCCAATTCCACTAAATTGATCGGAAATATCATCGTATATTTTATTTGTGCTATAATCTCTTCTTAAGTACACTCTTCCATCAAATTTGGCATAAGGTCTTAATAAGTTACTGCTATCAAGTCTACTAAATCCACTACCTAATGGAGCTTGAGTGAAGTATAGAGTACTATCTGCAATGTTATATCCTCCCCTATAAATTCTGGCCTCCGTGCCATCAAAGTGTTCTGTTGCAATAGTTCCAGAGAATCCTCTCTCAACATTCATTACTAAGTAAGTTCCGACACCACTAATTGGACCAGATGCTGTAGGTGCTTGTCCAAAGTTAACAACTTTCATAAATTCATTATCAACTTCAAGAACATCATTAATTCTTATCGAACTAATTCCACTAATACCAAATATAGTAGAAGCAAAACTAATTTGTCCACTATTATTAACTAAACTATAATTTATTGGTGTATAAGTTAGAGGATATTGAACAACGTTATCTATCATAATAAGAGATTTTTCTAATCTCTTATTCATAGTAAGTTTATGAGCGTTTCCACTTCCATCATTTGTAAATGTTAATGCGATACCACTATTTCTGGTTCCAGTAACTTTAAATCTATCATTATCAAGTTTAAGTACGTACAAGGTACTCGGACAAATATCGGTTGATATTCCAGAAGTGTAAGAATTTCTAAAACTTGATGCGGAAGATACTGTAGATAAAGAAACTCCTACTCCCAATACATTTAGATAATATGTTACTCCTGTACCAACTGGTAAAGATGTGCTTGCTATAATAGATCCAATACCTACTGAATGAACAGTACCTAGTGAAGTTCCATTTCCAGAGAATATTCCAGCTCCAACATAATTTAATGCTAAAGTATTAGCAACTCCAGTAATAATTGTAGATCCAGTAGAAACATTTCCTTGGAAATATCTAAAAGTATTAGCAATACTAACAATAGTTGTTCCACCTGCAATTCCTAGTCCAAGCACCGTTTGACCTGGTAATAATCCAAGTGAAGTAGAAACTCCAGTAATCGTAGAAAATCCAGCAAGAAAATCACCAGTAAAAACTGTTCCGCCTACAAGAGTTGCTCCAATTCCCATTGGAATTGCGGGAACACCAACAAATGTAGAACCCTCTGTATAGGTAATTTCTTCATTCGGTGAGAAGAAATGACTTATTAAGCTAAAAGTACCAGTATCTAAAACTAATTGGTCAATATTTTCAGGATTAAAAATTTTACTGAAAACTGGAATAGATTCATACGTTATTGAAAAATCTAACCTATTGATTCTATCTCCTTGAGATCCATTATATTCTCCTAAGATAACTTTTTCATTAATTGGTCCATTTATTAAATCTGGTGGAATATTTGCAGCATCAATTTCGGTATAAAGTTGCTCACTAAATGAAATTATACTACAAATACCTGTCACTGAAGGATCTGGATGGAATATTAATTCCATACGATCATTAACATATTCGGAAGTAAATGATCCTATTCCAGACGTACTTCCAATTGATAAAAATGGTCCTTGCATGATATAAGGATTTATTCCATCATGCATAGTCATCAATTGATGAACCGCACGTGTTTGTCCAATACTTACATTAACATAACTCTTAACACTGGTTATTAATAGTGTGCTGACACCAACAATGGATGTAGATGCTCCACCAACACTTTGTACTACATTAGTAACATATCTTGCACTTCTCTCATTTGCTTGTCCCTCTAATGCAAATCTATAAGTTCCTAAACCGACACTTTCTGTACCAAATCCAATAATTCTATGTCTAATTTGCTGTTCTGAAGATCTTGGATTAGCAAAGTTTAATTTTAGCACTCCAGATTCTAAAGAAGAAGTAAATGTACCGATTGATATTGAACTTACAGAAGTCGAATACTTATTATTATCTGCAATAAATTCTGATTGATAAGTATCAGTTCCATTATGAGTAACATAAATTTCTGCATAATTTTGCTCATTATTGCTTTTATCTAAAACATGAACACACGCAATAAATGATTGGAGTTTATTTGCGTTATCTTCAAAAATAGTGATTGATGTTTTAATTCCACACTGATTATTTTGTGCATATAAAGTTGTTGCTCCAATTTGTAAAGCACTAGAAATTCCAGCAACAGTAGTATTAAATTGATTTACTAAAATTTTAACGTCATAATCTTCTGTAAAAATTGATTCTGGGAATATTCTGAGAGTTAAATTATCAAATTGGTCAACATTTCCTTGAACATCAGCAACAAATTTTTGGTCTCCATTTGACGATAGTGTCCCTTTTTCAATTGTAAAAACATTCGCATCTTTAATACCATCTATAAGGACATCACTATCGGTATAAAGAACTATTGCTTCTGTAAACTGAGTTTCATATGTTTTAGTATTTTTAATTTGTACCAAGAATCTTGCAAAAGGTTCAGCATAGGTATAAAGATCTGTAAATCCAGTTTCCGCAGTATTTGCGTTTGAAAATTGAGGTCCTATGTTATCAAGAGTTAAAACCCTGTTAGATCTACATTCAATATAGTCTGATAGTTTTTTACTCTTAAATTTAATAAACTTAGAAAAAGTTTTACCATCTCTAGTAATAATATCTTGATCAAGAACCAAATCATAGCTACTAACGGCATCGACTCTTTTTTCATCAACAAAATCGAAAACAGCAATATTGTCAAACCCAGATCCAGAAACTAGAGCGGAAGAAGCAGTTGAAACTTGAGTGTCTGCAAAGTTTTTAAGTCCAACTGGATGAACTAAGCGATTTACAAAATCAACTAGTTGATCATATGATTTTGTACTTTTTACCGAGTAAGATAGATTCTGATAATAATCATTATCTTCTATAACTTGATAGTCTTCGTTTAATTTGCCAACATCATCTAACCACCCAAAATTTCTTCTTAATGAGTATGAAACATCAAATTTTCCTTGATTTTCCGAAGATTCATTAATTGTTGCCAGAGTTCCAGAAAGAAGACCACGAATAATGTCACCTATTTTTAATTCATATTCTCCAAAAAGTTTAACATTATTAGATCTAAAATCAGTTACTACTAAATCAGTATCAATATAGATGCCAGAATTTGATATAACAGAAACTCTTTCACCAATTGTAAAATTAGATCTTTGTTGAACGGGTACTAAAATAGGATAATCTGTTTTTTTAGTTATTGATGCAAAAGATAACTGCTCAGTTTTTGCTAATCCTGGATTTCCAGTTGCAACATCTGCAATACTATATTCTAATTTTGCTGGGATCGTATTCTCAAAAGTGAGAACTTTAAAAAATTTAAAGTCATAGTCTTGAGAATTAAATCCCAAACCAGGTCTTTCAAGAACAATATTTTCAACAAAAATATCATCACCTGCTGTAAATGGTGCGGTGCTAAATCCCAAAAATGGTGTTGATAGAAATATTGTTACAATTCCAACTCCAGCGGTAATAATACTATTAATTCCAACCCCATTGCTATTATTTACAGTATAAATTTCATGAATTACAGAATTTAATCCTTTTGGAATCTCAACTACATCAACGTCTCTTACAGAAGAAGAATAAACATTAGCTCTTAGTGTCCCAGAATTTATAATTTCTTTTGATAGTGGATTAAATAAAACCAACTCTGGAGATGATGTATATTTTTTACCTGCAAATTGAATATCAACACGAGAAACTTCATTATTATTAATAAGATCAAGTCTTGGAGATATTAATGCGTCTGGGCGTAAAGTCTTATCAGAAGCATACTCAAATCCTGGATCTAAAATTTTAAATTCTCTAATATCACCAATATTTGCCCCAGAAATACTTAAATTAGCATTTCTTCCATTTTGAGAATCGACTGATAAGAAAGATGGAGTTTTTTTGTATCCAAATCCACCAAAAATAATATTAATCTTATCAACTCCTCCAGTATCGTTAACTGAGTTAGTTGTGTATTTTAATATTCCTTCATTAAAAGTATATGAGGTTTTTTCTGGTCTAGATCTCAATGAAATATCAAATGTTGTATTTCCTACCCCAGTTACATTATATGGGCCAGAATATATGCTATCAATATATTTAATTTGTGAATAGTTTAATACTTCTGTATCCGAAGTGCTTATATATCCCGATTTTTCTAATTCATAAAATAGTTTTGATGGGAATTCATCGGAGTAGTTTAGGGTAACGAAAGATCCTGTTGATCCAAAATTACCATTTTTTACAATATTAAATTGATCAGTTGTTCCAACTGAAACAAATTCATTTATTCTATTGTCATCGGTATAAAAATGTAAGTTATAATTAGTTAGAGAAGAATCAGATACATTAAATTTTAAATTAATATTTTTATAAACATTTAATGGAGGATTTACTAAACTTAATTGTTGATTTTTTCCTCCAGTATTTGCAAATCCTACAACAATAATTGGATTTACTTTTAAGTCCTGTAAAGTTTCACTGAGTTGAATAATATTATCATCTATTCTATAGACATAATATGATCCAGTTTCCAATCCACTAACTATTAAATCTGAAGAATCATAAAAAACTTTATCTCCAGTTTTATATCCGTGTAGAGGTAAATTAATTGTATTTTCGTAAGAGTCTACCGATTCCGATGAAAAACCAACAGGATTAACTAAAATTTTATCATATGAAGAATTATATTTTAAATATACAAAAGAGGAATTTCCAATACCTTGTGTAGATTCTGGTTTGACGGATAAGTTAATTAAGTCACCTTTACGCAATGAATGAGATGTAGAAAGTGCTACTGTGGTTTTGTTATTAATGATGTCTCCAATAACTTCAAATTTTGTAGGTGTTAAAGAATACTCATAACTATCAGCACCATTATCAAAGAAAAATACTCCACCAGTGGTTGTAAGACCAATTTGAGTTGCAAGACCGATATAATCTTTAGATTTATTAATGATATAAACAGTTTGAGATTTTGCGGATGGTAATGCAAAATATGGACTTATAGATGTAGTGCCTACAGATAATGAAGTAGTGGCTAAAGATGGTCTACTTAAAATAACCGCTTGATTAGTTCTAAATGGATGATTTGGAATGTAAATACTCTGAGTTTGTACAGAAATTGGATAAGAAATATCTCCCAATGGATAGTTTATTGGGTTGACATTTGATGCTGTAGATCCTACACCAACCGAAACTTTTGGATTAAAGTAAATCGGTTCATTGTATTCAGAATCGAAATAATCAAGAGTTAAAGGGATATCCAATTTATTTGATTTTATATAAATTTTTGTGCCTATAGTGTGTGCAGCACCACTTATTCCTCTCTTCACACGAAGAATATTTCTCTCAGAAAAAATATTTAAAACTGATAAGAATTCTGATCCTACTCCTACAGTACACCCAATAGAAATCGAAGAAGGTATTCTAGAAATATAGATGTCAGTAACAACTCCCGATGTAACATTTACAGGTATCTCTTTTATAACATTAACATAATCTGAAGTTATACCAACAAGATGAGTATCAGTTAATTTTGGCACATAAGTTGATAAACCAGAAACTGTTATAATGTTGTTTGCTCCAAAAAATTCATGAAATACTGGTAAATGAGCTCTAACTGTTGCTTTATCTTTCCAAGTGAATATCACATTTTCATATTCTAAAGTAGTTGCTGCAATACTAACTATTTCTTTTCCTGTGATAGAAGAAACAACAGCATTTAATCCTGTCCCCCTAGTTCCTGTGTCATCAAATCTAACATTATCACCTATAGAATATCCATCTCCAGTCTCTATAATTGAATACTGATTAATAGATCCGCTTGTTACCGAGTCGACAACTAAGATCTGATTACTTATATTATTTGATTCATATAAAAATTCGCAAGAAGCAGTTTCATCATTAACTTTATATGGGAAAGTATTTCTAATTAAATTCGAATTATTAAAATCAAAATTTTGATCTAGATTTAAAAAGTTTTCTTCAATAACTTTTGATCTATAAGTATCACCTATAAAATATGGAAATGTTGGTATTAAGTTATTAAATGTATCTGTTTTAATACCTGCAAAATATGCATATGTTCCATTTGGAAAATCTGGAGTTACACAATATCTACCATTGTGAGTATCTAAATCTTGATTTCCAATAAATCTATAATCCTCAACAAAAAATCCAATATCAAAAGAAGACGGTCTATCAGATATAAAAGATCCACTTTCTGAATATCCAGTTCTTAACAATCTTACTGGAGATCCATTGTCTTCTGGATCAGAGTATCCATATGGACCATATATTGGGTTTCCATCATAAGCCCACCCAATAATTGGTGAATGAGTAACTCCATTATCCCCAAACTGACTATCACCATAACTTGTTGAGTATCCTACCCAACCATATCCTAGACCATTTCTTGATTGTGTTATAATTTCTTTGCCATATCTAAATTCTGTATTAAGAGTTAAAGGTCTAATAGAAATATCAAAAAGAGCATTAATGCCTGGAGAAGCGGCTCTAATTACTGTATTTTCGTCATAATTGATTCCCCCATTAATAACAACAACACTTGTAACTTTTCCATTAGAGACATTTGCTCTCAAAATAGCACCTACACCACTTCCGCTTATAACCAAATCTGGGGGAGCGTTATATTCTAAACCATCAACTAAAACCTTAACACTCCTTATTGACCCATCATATATAAATGGTTTAAACTCCGCACCTTTTCCATTCTTAACAATAATTTTTGGTTTTTTATGCAAGTTAATTGTCTCTGACCCATACTTGCTACCATTTTCATAAAGATAAGCATCAACTATAGGTCCTCTAACAATAGGTGTTGCAGTGATCACCCCAACAATACTACTACCATATGATACGTTTACCGATAGTTTAACATCTGGATATTTAAAAATATGGTATCCTGCCCCCTGAGAAGAGAATTTAATATAATTTCTTCTATCATAATTAGACGTAATAGAGGCACCTATACCAGCATCTGCTAGTCTAAATTTATTAGTATCAACTTTTAAAATGTAATAATTATGTGAAGTTGATAGTCCAGAAATAGAGGTACTTCCAACACCAACACATTGATATTCAACTAAATCTCCATCATTAAAATTGTGATTATCAAAAGTTATCCAATCCTGTGTTAAGATTACTCTTTCTGGTTTAATATATAATTTTCTATTTTGGTATCCAGATCCAGAATTTGTTACTTTAATCTCTTTGAGAGTTAATTGTGAATCGAAAATTCTAAATTTGTGGATCCCGACTGCACTTATAGTTGTAAATCCAACTGTATTAATTCCAGATACATAATCATCAAATCTTGAATATAATTGTACTGTTTTATTATTAATTACTTCTACATAATAACTCGCACCATTAACTAAGGATAAATTTTGATTAAAATTCCCACCCGAATATGTCCCTAATCCAAGAGGATCATTTCCATTTGGATTATATACAACTTGCTGCCCATTTTTAAAATTATGATTTGTTAAGAATGATATTGTTTCTAAATCAATATCAACTCCCCCAGAATCACTTGTGCTTCTAGCATCGAATTCAATTTCTCTATATCTTTTTTCTAAAACTGGTTCTAAAGTACACCCACTTCCATTTCCGCCAGTGATAGTGACTGAAATTATTTTTTCAATATCAAAATCTTGAGGATCGACCAAAACTCCTTTAACATTTCCAGATACAACTGGCTGAACTAATGCGTTTATACCTCCAGAATTTGGTGATCCTAATTCAATGGTAGGCGGATTTATTACATCATAATTAATACCAGAATTTAATAAAGAAATTTTTTCTACAGGACCATAATAAATCTTATCATCAGTTTTATAGTTAATAATATCTACACCATTTGCAATTAATCCTATTTTACCAGGTTGAGTTTTTTCATTTAACCCGTTTGTATTATCTCCCGTTATTAAGAATTTAGCAAGATTTTTTTGTGGTCTTATAAAACGATCCTTCAAAGATCTCAAAACAAAAGTGTGTGAGCCACCAACCCCTGGCGATAATGCATAAAACTCCAAATAATCATCAGTTTCAATAAAAGATCTAGAACTGAAAAGAGTGATTTTATTTGTAAAAGTGGAATCTACCTTTACAAAATAAGATGCGCCAGATTGAAGACCTTCTAATGGTGTTGAGTCTGGATAATATATAACTTCATCTCCAGTAATAAATGGAACTGATGAAGGAAATGATATAATATGATAAAGTAAAGTCTGTAAATCCAATCCTTGTAAAGAAGATCCACCCTCACCATTTGGTATGGTAGATGAAGGAATTTCAACATCAATTTGATAAGATGGTAATGAATTTGACGCAACATAAAAATATTCATCATCAAGATAAACATTCTGCACATCTGATGTTAGAATATTATTACCATATTGTATGGAAGTTGCGGAAGACGTTGCTCTTTTTAATTTTCTTCTTAAATCATAAGATAGCGAAGAATTTGGTGAGAATCCAATAAGATTATCTAATGTAATTTGGCTATTATTATAGTTAATATTAGCAATTTTAGCATTAGAAAAAGCCACATTATTTACAGACCCTCTAGTAATAATATCTACTAAGTCACCTTCTCTTAAACTTGATTTATCAATAGTACTGAATAATGTAAATGATGATCCGTTAATAGTTTTTATTTGATATCTAACACTAGTGTTATAAACCCATGAATTTGCAAATATTTCTTTAAAAGTTTTATTTTCATTTGGATTTTTAATCGCAAACCCAATATTTTTTACTGTTATTTTTTCTCCTTCATTTAATTCTTGATTTTTAGTTTTACTAATAAAATCTGAAAGAACTCCAGTAATTCTAATCTTACATATCTTAGATAAATTACCTTCTTCATATCCAAAATACAAATCTTCAGATATAATAGTATCTGTTGTTGATATTGGGTAAGTAATATTTGCACATCCTAAAAACTGATTAACAGTTTTTTCATCATATGAAATAACATTATCTCCAGAAACTATAGATCCAGATTCTGGAAATCCAATAGTAGAATCTACAGTAATAATAGAAGATCCAACTGAAACATCTCCTATAACTTTAGTTTTTGGTGTAATTGTAAAAGTTCCCTGAATACTGTCACTATCAGCAAATCCTAAAAATAAGTCAATTCTATAGAATATTTCTCCCCCTCTAGATAAAATTTCTACGTTTGAAATAGATGCTTTAGTTTCTTCATCATTTTCTCTATAAAGAGTTTGTCCAATTAATTTAAGAGGGTTACCACTAACATTTTTAGCTACAACAATTTCTCTTCTTAAAAATTGTGCTGATGATGGTCTTAAAAGTAAATTATCTAAATTAATTATTTTTGGAGTTTCTCCAAAAAGAACATTGAATAAAATTCTGAATGATTCTTCTGTACCTTTCGATTGATAGAATGTTCTGGCTTCCTTTATAAAATTACTTACATCTAAACCATCAACAAATTCAACATTTTCTAGTCCAGGAGTCAGAGACGTTTTTAATTTTTTATAAAACTCTTTAAGAAAACAAACACTTAAATTTTCAACCTTGGAAGAATTTGTATGAGTGCTTGCCGACGTAGTAGAAAAAACTAATTCTTCTTGGTCTAGAGCAGATCGACAACTGGTTACACCAGAGAATCCACGAACACATCCAGTAAAACTTGTTGCAGTGGAATCGGTATATGTAATAATCTCATCATCAATTTTTAATAGACCATTTTTAGGTGGAAATCCCTTAGTGCTATTTACAAATATTTCACTATCATTTAATCCAACAGAAGAAGTCAATGTCGTATATCCAGACATTGCTTCTGGTGTAAGATTATCAAGTTTTAAATATAAATCTAAGTTTTCTGCAATATCCGCTGCCCCACCAGGAAAATCTTGTGAAAGATAATACTGTTTTAAAAAATCAACCGTTTTTGGACTTTCGCTAAGTAAAAACTCTGGAAGTTGACTTTCGATTATTTGACCGACTTTAACTCTCGCATCAAATCCAGTTGTAATCATATTATCTCCTCGTTAATTCTCCGTTTGAATAACTTGATGTAACTTTAAATCCAACACCAGATATTTGCTCACCTGAAGATATAGTATCCTTAACCATATTTATCTTACTATTAGAAACGTCTAATGATAGATAAAGATCCTTTAATCCAACAACATCATTTGATTCTGGAAATGCCTGAACTTGCACTATATTGTTTGGTAGTATTGTGGAAGTAATCTGAACTGGACCTAAAAGAATTTCTCCCGTGGTATAATTGACTGTCCCAACTCTGTTGTTAACAACTCTATATTTTGTAGTTTCTTCATCAAGAGTTACAATTGATATAATCCCAGATCCATTCCCATTTGGAGTGTCAGTCAAGAAACAAGTATTATTCTCTCCAAAAATAGTAAATCCAGTACTCTTAATATTAAATCCCTTTGGATTAATATGAAACTGGTTCCCAAAACACAGTTCATATTGTGCAAATCTATTAATTGAAGCATTCAGATTTCTTCTCATAATAACTTTCGTAATATTTGAGGTAATAGCAGCATCTGCATTATCAATCAATTGAAGTATTTTACTATACTTAAATCTTCCACCAAATTTGTTCATATCAAGAGATTTGGAATACGCATCAACTACATTAAATACTGTTGTTTTTAGATTGTCTATATTTGTAACTTGTGAAGAGTTATAATAAACATAACTCTCAAGTTCAACATAAAGAACTTTAAGATCAATAATTTCTTGTTTAATACCAACAAGAGAATATCCTGACAACTTGTTTAATATAAACTGTTTATCAAAATCAGAAACAAAATCTCCATTTTTTGGTTTAATACTAATTAAAACTTTTCCATATTGTGGTGGATTTAATTCATCTCCACCAACCACAGAAACTGATTCTGTATTTGGATAAATTGTTTGAATAACAGACTCATAATCCCTACTAGTAACTGCTCTATATTGTGATGAATATAATCTAGGTGCAAAATATTTGACTGAATCAATACTTTCTATTTCTCCACCGTTCTGAGCATTTCTAACAGTATTAACCGAAATTGATCCTGTTGGAATAACAAGTTCACCTACTGATCCTCTAACTGTTCCAGCATAATCAAATGAGCTTGGACCATTTCCGTCTTCTCCATCAGTTATAATATATGTGACTGTAATGATAGATCCATTTTCTATTTTTTTACCAAAAAATCCATCTCCAAATAACAATTCATATTTTTCATCTTTAATTTCTTGTATTAAATAAGTCTCAGATATAGATTTAATGTTTAAAATATTATCGATTTGTTTATATTCTTTACCCTCTCCACCGTCCGATAAACCTTTAACCTTAACAAGAATCGTAGAAGTATCAATAAATGAGTTATCTAAAATAAATCTTTGATCTAGAGATCCATTTACAACAAATTGTTTTTTGAGAAGTGTTCCTTGATATACATTAAGTGGTTCACTTGTGGTGCCAAAGTTGGCAACGCCATTTACAATTGTTGTTGTAATTGGTTCTGGAATTGAGAAAATATATGAACTATCATTTGTATTACCTACACACACCAGTCCCGCCTGTAGGGTGAGTGTTGCTGACGTAGAGGATGTTGGGATACTGAAGTAAACCTCTGCCCTTGCTGCCGTTCTAGAGCGGGGTACGTACCCAATGTTGCGAGCTAAAGAAACAACATTTTCACGAATGGTTGCCGAATCGAGGAAAGCCTCATTGGCAACCATATTTGTGTTAAATGCAGTAATATATGTGTTATACGCTAGAGTGTCGATTAAGATTGAAAAGTTTGATCCCTCAAAGTCAAAATCCGTGAAATTCGAATTTGCACGAAGATAATCTTTGATGGACGTTTTTATTTGATCAAAATCTAGATTTGTAAATTTTGTAAAAGGCATTTTACCTAGTTGCCTCTAATATGAACGTGAATTGTTGTGCTGGAGTTTCTTGACCAAGAATATCAAAAGCTATATCAACTGTAAAAGTATTTGAGTCTGGTTCTGGTTTCACTTCAACGATCAAACCAGTAACTCTAGGCTCATAACTTTTAATCGATGTAATAATTTGTTCACGAATAATTGCTGCTGTACCAAAGTCAACAAATTCAAACAAACTTTGTGTTATTTCGGATCCAAGAGAGGAATTAAAAACTCTTTCTGTTGGAACTGTTTGAACTAAATTTCTAACCGAACGGATAATTGCCGATTCATTTTTAATGATCGGCAAATCCTTAGTAACAGGATGAGGATCAAAAGATAAACTAATATCTTTAAATCCCCTTGATATCCTCTGTACAGGCATTTATAGGATATAAATTTCTAAATTTATTTATGTCTACTTCCAGGATTCTCCGTAGTGTGGTTCTGTTCCATATTCCCAATCGTCATAATCTTCATCATTTCTAATTTTTTCATGCAACTCATACTGTTTTTTAAGATCATGCTTGGGTGCAAGATCATGCATTACTTCTTGAATAACCCTTTTTGGTTTAACTTCATCATAATCGGTAATTAATTTTGTGGTTCCCCACACTTCTCTCATGTAGTTGGGGTCTCTATCGGTTGGTGAATTAGACATTTTAGCTCCTGTTTTAATGAATAAAACAGAACTTTTATAAAGGAGGTTGCTATCTCCCTATTTCTATTTAACGATCTACTTCACGTATCGAATATGAGTCCGAATTGAGGTATTTTAAGATTTCCAAGGCAATTAAGCGTGGGTTTCCTTCACCACAAGTATACACATCCACCGCTAAACACCCATTTTCAGGCCAAGTATGGCAAGAAACATGACTTTCTGCAAGTGCAATCACGATTGTACATCCCTGTGGATCAAAATGATGCAAAAAAGTGTTCAAAATCTCCATTTTTGCACGTTGAATGCCTCTAATCATGGCATTTTGAAGTGATTTTGAATCATTAATTGTCTCTGAGGCAATATTATACACTTCTAAGAGCAAATGTTTGCCCATTGAATGCTGTTTCAACTTATTTTAACTAAAAATTTATTTATTTTTGATCCAAATTAGTAATTTTATACATGTAATGGTCAGAAGTCTCAAATTTTCTCTTATTTTCCACTGAATATGTTGTCATATCAATTTCATATCCTGGATTTTTA